GTTTTGCGGGGTGCTGGGCGCAGTGTGTAAACAGTGGTGAGTTTTGAGCCAGTGCGGGACAGTATGAAATCCCACTCCTGGAGGTTCTCGTAATCCTCCATCTGTGCCACTTGATCCAGTTCGGAGATGATCGACTTCTGGGTAAGTTGCAGAACCTTTACCTTGCCGTCTTCAAAGTGGTAGACGGGAACGGCGATGGCAAACTTGATGTCGAGGCCGCCGTTGTCTTTGGTGCGTGGGGTGTAGCTGCCTAGTTCCAGTACGACTTCTTCTGGGGTGGGTTCTTGGGGGAAGCGGAAAGGCTTCATGGAGCCTGCACTGTCCTGGCCCCAGGTTTCCCAGAACTCAAGGGGTTCTTCGGAGAGGAGGGCAAAACGGGCGCTGCTTCCGTCGGCAATTTTGCTGGGAGAAAGGTAGGCGCCACCGCTTTTTTGGGTGATTGCGGCTGTTGCGGTTTTTGAGAGGAATGCCATCTGTTTGGTGGTTTGTGTAGCCCAGGGTGGGCTGTACTTTTACACAGTAACAAGTTGTCAGGATGCTGTCAAGCGTTACCATAGAAAAACGCCCCAGCCGCCTTTCGGTGGTCGGGGCGTCTTTGAACAACCTCACTCTGAAGTTTACCATGTGTACTACACAAGAGCTGCTCGCCTTTGTGCGGCAGTTGCCGATAGGTATTGCCTACGCACCTATTTATGCCAATACATGTCCCATGCAGTCGGGGCAATTAAGTAAAGGCAAGACTCCGTTTGAAAGGGCTCACCATCATGTGATGACGCCTGCGGATGTGGCGTTACAGATTGAGCGCAGGCCGGAGGTGTTCCAGGCTGTAGGTATTTTTGCCGGGCCTCGTAGTAAGGGGATTGTTTTTCTTGATGTGGACCGGAACCTGTCGCGGTTGCGGAAGAAGTGGAAGGACACACTTGAGGGTGCTCCAGTCGTTACCAGTACGAAGAGCAATGCGGCGAAGTACCTCTTTAGGGTCCCTGAGGAGCTGTGGGGCCAGGTAAAAGGTTTTGGGTTGTCAGATACCGGGGCGGGGTATGAAGTGCTCTGGGGGCGCCAGGGGCTCATCTATGGAACATACCCAGGATCTAGTGATGGGAAGGCTCCAGCCGGATCGTACGGGTTTGAGGGGGATCTAGAGCAGGTCCCAGTAGCGCCTGATTGGTTATTGGCTGAAATGCGCGATGCTGCTGGGCGGACAGTACAGGATGCAGGGTTTATTAAGAATCGTAAGGCGCTGGATTTCTCGGATAGGGACCCGGCGGAGGTCGCAGAAATGATCCAGTGTGCTTTGCAGGTTATACCAGGGCAAGGCATTGGTAGCAGGGACCATTGGATAAAAGTTGGAATGGCAATCCACTCAGAGTTGCCAGGGGATTTGGGCTTGACTTTATGGTCGGCTTGGTCAGCACAGGATCCTGAATACGCGGGTGAATGGACTGAAGACAACCCATGTGAATCCGTTTGGAAGTCATTTAGGAAGGGGCCGGTGTCGCTGGGCACTTTGTTCTGGATGGCCGATCAACAGATGCCCGGCAGATTGTGGTTGCCCGAGGATTTACGCAAGGTTGTTACTTCAGCTGAGATAGTTGCGCAGCGTGTTGAACTTGTATATCTGACTGGGGAAGAATTGCTCCAGCAAGGAACAAAATTAGAGGAAGAGATTGAAAATCCTGCACTTTTAGATCAAGCTAAGCATGTACTGGCTTTGAAAGCTGGTAGACGTGAAGGGGCTATTGCCATTGATCGACTTCTGGACGCTGATATGGCGTACCAGCGCACTAAAGGTTCTGGTCCTGTTGCTATAGCCGATTTGGAATCAACGCCTTTTGAGTATTTAATTCCGGGTTTACTTCCTAAGCCGTGGACTCTACTTATTCATGCTGATGGGGGTACTGGGAAGACGGCAATGTGTCAGACAATTGCTAAACACCTTAGTGGTGGTATTCCTTTTGATGTTTATGGTGGTTTAGTTGATGTGCCTAAATGTAGAGTTTTGTGGCTTAATGGAGATCAAAACGAGCGGATAGTTAGAAGACAGTTTATGCAGTTGGGGGTTGAGCACGGTGTAGATGTTATTCCCGAATGGGATATGAACTGGTACAGACGTTTTTGTAAGTTACAGAAAAAGTATAAGTACGACTTGATTGTTATTGATAGTTTGGATGGGTGTAATGATTCCAATCCATACGAGGAGAACCGTCGGGAGTATGCCTTGCCAATAAAGAGACTTGCTAGACGTAATGGTCAGGATTTTCCAGCCTGCGCGATCATAATTATTCATCACAACACCAAAAGTGGGCAATTCAGAGGCACCAGTGCAATCCGGGCTGCTGTGGATGAAACCTGGAATATGCGGAGGTTGACCCAACAGGAGATTGCTGAGCGAGGTCTTTACCCCAATAGCCGCTGCGTAACTGTTGAAAAGTCGAGAGATGATCGAGAGGGCAAGCAAATGGTGTTTCGTCTTATGAAGGATTTTACTTACCAGATACGACACCTTCCTGAAGCGCGAGGAGCCTCTGTAACAGCGTCCCAGCAAGTTCAGGCTGTCCTGGAGCTTATGAGGGCGGAACGACGGCCCTGGACGCTCTCAGAGCTTGTACAGCACGAAGAAGTAGGTGGGGAGCACACGGAACGTATGAACCGCAGTGTGTTGGAAAAGCTTGAGCAACAAAAACTGGTGGAAAGGTGTGCTCCACCCGATACAGCTAATCCGAAAGGAAAAGGACGTCGCCCTGTGTACTACAAAGCTGTTGGTACTAATGTTCCAGGTTTTATATCTCACGCGCGGGGGGGTACGAAGTTAGCACTGGAACAAATAAAAAACCCTGTGGTGGAGATGGATTTGAATTGTTCCGAAGGTCCGGAACAAATACAGTCCGGAATAAATAAAGCCGGTAGTACAGATTTAGTACCTGGGACAGCGGCTATTTATTCCGGGGTCGATTTGTTACAAGAGGTCGGATTAATTCAAACCTCTTCCACCCCAACGGATTTGGATTTATTTCCAGTATCTCGTGTGAATAGGGATAGCAACTCAGAGGAGCCTCCTAAGAGATATTCCGACGTTGAGATAGTGGAAATTCGAGAGGCTGCGGAAAAGTTCTGGGATAGGTAACCGTTCTGTGCTACAGTAAAGATCTGCGGCCTGTCGAAGCCGCTCCACCCTGCTTGCAGACTCATGACTACGGAACAACTTGAGACGTTGAACTCGGCTGTGGCTGAGCTGGTGCGTACCTACAGGGAGTACACAGCTACGACTGGCACCCAAGAACTCATCGAGTTCGAGGAGAACCACCCCCTGGCTGATTTGCTAGAGGATCTGGAGTTCTATGTAGATGAGGCCGGGCTCCTTGGATAAAGTTAATGCCCCAGCTCATTACACGTTCGGGCGCGTCGAAGTAATTGACATCATCGAAGATGCGATTAGTCGTGCGCCCGATGCTGTACTGGGAAATTGCCAAGGCCACGTCCTACGTTATGTATTAAGAATGTGGGACAAAGATGATCCGATGCTAAATGCGTCTAAAGCGCGGTGGTATCTTGATCGGTTAATTAAACACCTGGATCGCTATGAACTGCCCGAAATGTGATTCCGTTAGGATACGAACTATCAATACAAGGCACGATACCATTGAGTCGATTGTGCGAAATCGTAAGTGTTCAAGATGTGAACATAAGTGGTTTACTTGTGAGATAGACTTGCCGCGTCACGCTGTTAAATGGGGTGATGCGGCATCACTAAAGCGCGTTGAAGGTTACCGTAAAGTAGTTTTTAGTTGATATGGAACCATCCTGGCGGCAGTTATCTGTAATTCCTGAGTCGGTACTCAAGGCGTCGGTACTAAAGGCAGTTGGGGTAACACCCACTGCCGCCGGGGTTAGCCGTACATTTGACGGCGGTAGTTTTAAGGTGTTTGCTAATGTCCACCCCGGCACTCATAACACCGAGGGCATCTGGTTTACGTTGTACCAGGACACTGGGACAAAGTTGTTTACTAACCACAAGGAACTGTTAAAGCTTTTGCGGGCCTCGCCGGGTACTGCTACCGGTGATGCTTTGCGGGCTTGGTTTGCGTATTATTTAGCTCCAGCGCCTTAAGTGGTGCCTTTTCTGCTACAGTAG